TGTCCACATCGGGCACAGAAGCCGCAATCGTATCCTTGTTCAAAATCTTCGACTCAGCATAAAGAGCTTTCGAGTTGTTCACTCGATTGTCTTTGAAGTTCTTCGACTGAAGACGAACGATTTGGAATGATCCAGTTACAGGGTTGTACATAGTTGGCTCATAACTCACGGGACCAAAGTCGCCAATCACATACACGGGCTGAACGGTCGTAGACACGTTCACGCTCAAGCCAATTGCATAAGCAATCTTGATGAAGTTGCCGTCGCCGTCACGAACACCGAGAACAAGGCGAGGAGCACTCACAAATAGGGGTTTCTTACCAGCCATTACTCAGTCTCCTTAAGTCGTTGCATTTTGGGTTGTAGAGTCAGCTGCGCCAGCTGAAGTACTCGTAGCAGGAAGAGGCGCAATCGCATCAGAGTCATTCTCTTCAATCTGCAAACAAACAAACGACATGTCTTCGTACAGAAGTGCGCCGGGTTGGAACGAGAATGAATAGTTGGTCAGGCGGCAGTCTTTGAGTTTGTACAAAGGTTTAGCAGTCAAAGCCTCAGAAGAGGACGACTCACGACCGTAAACGTCGATGTCAAAAGTAGCACTCAACAAAAGATTTACGGGATTGAAATGATTGCGATCGACAAGTCCGTTTCCTGAAGTGAAGTCTTTACTGACAACACCGCCGCTAGTCTCTGAAAGATTTTCAGGAACAGCTTTGCTTCCGATTTCGTTCCATTCTTCGGTAGTCCAGCGAACCACTCGCATGTTACCGCCAGCTGCGAACTGTACAGGCTCAAGAGCGTGGTATGAAAACGCACCGAGACCGCCAACAGGAACGAGGTTCATGTTTTGGTTGAAACTAATTGATTGACAATAGGCGAGAGTGACGTTGTTGATCTTCACAACAAGCAAACTGCCATTAAGAAATGAGGCTAACTTTCCTGACATGCCTGTAATCTCCTTAAGGGTTTCGTGTTACCTGTAATAAGATTAGCAGGGTCTTGCGCAAAAATAAGATTTATTTTATTATCGACACAAAATTAGGAGAAAATCATGAGACCAAAGATGACTATTGAAGAATTCCTCGCAAAGTACAGGTTATTAAATCGAAAAGATGTGCTCGACGAGAGCACTTGGATTGATGCGAGCCACAAAGCACGCTTCATCGATCCCGAACTTGGAGAGTATTGGACGCTGCCACGAGACGTGCTGCATGGCTCGGTGCAGGGACACCCAAAACGCCGATGGCAACGTGCCGCTCAGACACGAAAACAGAACCGAATTGCCAAAGACAAGGCGTAACAAGGATTCAACCATATAAGTTGAATCCGCCCTTATTCAACCAGATCAGGTTGAATAAAAAAACTGGGGTCGCCGTAGCGACCCCGAAACTCCTTCTACATCATGGTAGACGAGCTAATTAGATTCCACGTTCAGCAGTAACCTGAATTGCGATGGCTTCGAGAGCCTCAACAGGTTGCAGCGAAACTTCGCAGAAATACTGGTTGCCCAAGTTCTTCACTGCGTTGACCTTGCCGCCCTTAAGAGCACCGATGCTTACATACGTGTCGATCACTTGCTGAAGAGCAGTAGCCACAACAGCAGGAGCAACGTCCGTAGTACGAGCGCCAATGTAGTTCTCAAGAACGCTGCGCATCACTTGACGAACTTCGTCGAGCGTTGCCAGAACATTCACACGTTCCCAAACCCAGCCTTGAGGATCGTTCATGCGGCTACGAGTAGAAAGGTCAGGGCTGACCATTTGAACGCCGTATCCGGGGTTGAACTTGAAGCACAGAAGGCCAGCTTCAATTGCTTCGCTCAACATTCCGTGATCTTCAGGATCGAAATCCTTGGTAAGAGTATCGGAATAAATCGATTCATTGCCGATATGCTTAACATCCGACACATTGAAGCTCTTACGGAGCATCGAGGTGCCAAGAACAGCCTGTGTACGGCCAGCGGCCACGCAAGCACCAAACATCCAAGGTTGGAACCAACCGATGTCGCCAGTAGAACCAACGGCACGAGGCATTTGGAACGCCATTTGAGTACGCTCGTAAGCACTGACACTAGCTTTTTCTTTCGAATCAGCGAAACTACCGTGGAACGAAAGCATTCCATAACGCTCACGCTTAATGAGAGTCGAAGAAGCGGTCGCAACGTGAGCCTTAACCATAGCGTGAATGCTGTCGATCGTGTAGCTGGACAGAGAATCGGTCAAGCCGTCTTCAATGTCATAAATGGCATCACGAGACACCAAAGGAAGAGCGTACAAGCAGTTGATTTTCATACCTGCGTCGAGACCAGCAGAGAAATCAGCGTTAGTCGAGAAGCCTACAGTTGCACCAGAGAGGTATCCAACCACTGCTTCGGGTGCAGGAAGACCGCACTTCAGCAACATCGAACCTTCCGAGAAAGCAAGAATGCCATTTGAGTTGTCAGCAAAAGATTGCTTCCAATCGTAATAGTCTTTCTTGATTCGGCCAACATAAGAAGGAAGTGCCGAGGCCGACATGATTTGCATTCCAGACACCATGTCAAGAACGGTAGACAGGAAGCCATTGTAACGGCTGTCAACAACACGAGCAGAGAAGCCAGAGAGAGTGTTGATGTACTCAACCAACTCACGAACCGTACGGTACTTGAGCGTGTTGATTGTGATAGGAGCAGGAGCCGAACCGCCAGTGAAAGAAATCACCATACGACGACGGTGATCGATGCTCATCGAAACGGCAGTCAGGCTTGGGTCAAGAGCATAGGAAATTTCCATCACAGGATTTCCACCGATAGCCGAAACAGGCCACACGGAGTTATCCTTTGCACGAGAAGCTTCAACGAACACTTTGTATTCAGCCGAAGAAATCACTTTCTGAGCGAGAACGCTGGAAGTCACAAAGCCAGCTTGCAACTTAAGGGGCTGAACGCCGCCAATAGCAACAGAACTGACAGCAGCGATCGAAGAGCCGCCGATGGGCTTGAGAGTCAAAGAGGTAGAGCCAACAGCAGAAACGAGATAAAAACCAACGTTCTGCTTGGAAGCACCTGCAATAGGACTGTCGGCGTCGATGAAAGCAACGTCACCAACTTTTGCGCCGGAAATAATCGTACCGGAAACGGACACGACCAACGAACCAGAAGCAACCGAAGCCTCAATGTCGCCAACCAACGAACCGCTTGCCGAAACAACGTCAGCCCAAGAAGAGTACTTGATGAGACTGCGAGGCATCTTGTCAACAATAGAATCATCGGCGATTTCCATCGTTGCGCCAGTGCCAGAGAGAGTAGCAGCAGGATTCGAAAGAACCACAGGAGCAAACGTCATGAAGTCTGCGGTCGCATAGTCAGCTTGATCGGCTTGAACAAGGCCAACAACCGTAGCGGCGGCAGGAGCAACATAATCAACTTCTGCGCCAGTTACATCCCAAGAGGCTACCTTGCGAGCTGAGATTGTCGAGGCAGTCACGCTCTCCACAACATAAGTACCGCTGTTTTCGAGACCAGAACCAGCGAGTCCGCCAGCATGAGGAATGACGAGCGTGTCGCCAGCCTTAACAGTTGCGAGGCTGAAATTAGTGCCAACAAACGTAAGCGAAATAACGCTTCCAGAAGCAGCGATTGTTGCGTTTACGGCAGCACCAGTCACAACAGAGCGGAGTTCGCCGCCAGTTGCGCAACCGGCAATAGCTGCGTTACATGCAGCAACAAAAGCAGTGGGAGTCGCTTCAGCAGAGATCGTAATGGGATAGACCTGACCCGACATGCCAACAAGAATGTCAACAGCCGAAGCAGGAGACATGACGTACTGACAAGTCACGGAAGGTTTCACTTCTGCTTGAGCTGACTTAATTTGAGAACGGATAAGATTTCCGTCTTCATTCCATTCAGCCGCAACAATCTTTCCGTAATTAGACGGAGAAGAGATGGCTTTTTCTGCACGAGTCGTGTTGTTAGTCTTGTAGACGTACAAACGATTTACAGAACCGCCGAACACAACAGAAGGCTGTGCGCTAAAAATCTGACGAGCAGCGTCAACAATAGGACCGGACTTGTAATAAGCCAGAACGCTATTGTAATCAGTGAAATAGTTCAGTTGAAGATCGAGAAGATTTGATGGCACGCCAGAAGCGCCTTCTCCAATAATCAAAAGATTACGTCCAGCCGGAGTAGGGGCGGGGAGGCTGTCTTGAACTCGCAAGTAGTCATAAACTGCCGGAATCACCGCTCTAGCACCATTGATCATAAATGGCAGGGTCATGTTGTTGTTCTCCCGTGAGTGAAACAAAAAAGCAAAACTTCAATTAATGAAAAAACTCTATAATCATTCTAGCGTTGAGTTAGAGGTTTTCCGATATAATGACGTTTTTCTGTGATTGTATGGTTAAGAGAACAAAAATCGACGTAGGATAATTAAACATACTGTTTGGACACTCACTCAATCCAATTCGACTAATAAAACATCTCATTACATAAAATAAAAAAACCCAGCGAGAACCGCTGGGCTTACAGGACAGAGGTCTCTATTTTATTAGAGGCCTTCACGTTGCTGGTACACGTTGTCCACGAGAGCGAACGAACGAGGACGGTCAACGATACAGCCGAAGTAGCTGGAGAATACCCACTCACGAGCCAAACCACGGAGACCGAGTTCGAGCTTGTTCAAGAGATTTCCAAGAACGGCCAACTTCGCACGATTCTTGTCACGAGGGAGGAACAGAACAGAGTCAAGGCCGGGGATGATCTTGTTGTTGTCCACGAACACAACCGAAGTTGTTCCGGGAATTACAGCCATCTTACCGATGAACATTGCCTTGGAAGCATCGCCGGAAGCTTCTTTGGGAGTACGGTAAACACGGATTTCGGTGATCTTATTGCTTGCAGGAAGCGTAGTTGTCACAGAAATTGCACGGTTTGCAGTAGCAACCGAGAAGGCAGCTGCCATAGGAGTACCAACGCTCATGCCGTACATATTCACAGCCTGAACAACGTACTGATAGCTTTCGCCTACAGCAAAACCGCTGCCAGTGATCGAGCCGTGATGAGCAGCTGCAACAACAGAGGGAGCGTCAGGTTGGTAGCCTACAGAACCATAAATCGGCTCAGGGCGAACACGCATGTACTTGAACACGGTAGGAATGAAATCAATCACGCCGCCAACAGTTTGGATGGGGAGCGAAGTTTGTTCGTCGTTCGATACGCTTGCACCACGAATGTTGTAAGCTGCGCCGAGGTCGCCACGTTCAAATGGGAAGAAAGTGCTACGGAATTCAGCGAGTTGCGAAGTCGTACAGTGAGCTTCTTTCACAGCGCCACGGCTGTCACGAACAGCTGTAACCACTTTGTCCAAGAAGGCACGGTCAAGAACGCCGCCAGCCTTGTTGAAGATTACAGATCGGTTGTTGCCAAAACCCACAAAGTCGCCGGGAATACCACGAGAAGACGAGTCGCCTTCACGGATGTTTGCTTGAATACCACGAACCTGACGAATGTTTGCGTTGGGGTTGGAAGCAATAGTGGCATCGATGTTACCGTTGGCATCAATGTACATGTCGCCGCCAATATAGAGGTCACGTTCCATTGCTTCAGCCATTGCGATAGCAGCATTCACGTCATTTTCTTTTTCGAGGTCTACAGAGTAGCCTCCGGCGTCATTCACAAGCTGGGCTAACTGCGTGATACTCTTACGGATTCCGTACACCTTCAGAATTTCTGCAACACGCATATATTGAGAAGCGTCTTCTTGAGGAAGGAAAGCTTCGAAGCCAGCGAGATCAACACCGCTACGAACTTGTGTTTTTACTGTGTACATATACACAGTTTGTGTGCTTTTTACGGTAGGAATATCCTTCGTAAGCATGAAATCCTTGTCTTCGAGCGTGATGCTGCGAATCACAGGATCGAGTTGATCAATTGCAAGTGCAGAAATGCCGGTACGACCTGCATTTGCAACGCCTTGATAGCCAGCCGCAAACGACTTAGCCAAAAATTCCAATTTCTGTCCAACTTGTTGTGCCAATTCTGGCGACAAAGCCTCAAAACCACTCATTACCTTCTCTCCTTTGTTTAAGAGCACAATTTTTAGGTGAATCCTAAGTTCTATTCTAATGTAACACTAAGATTCATTTTTTCTTTTCGGATGTATTTCTGCTAATTCGTTACGCACCTATAAAGCTCATCTTGATGGTGCGTCCAAAGTATTTCGTAAATGACGCTGTCAACTCCACTCTTTTGAGCTTTTCCGCCTCTATAGTCTGGAGAAGGAAAGCCGGACCCGGCAAACTAGCCGACTGGGAGATGCCATCCAAAGACACGCTGGCCGACTGGTAGGGGAACAGCTTGGGGCCAAGATGAGGAAGCATACGAATAGTGGCGACAGTGAGGATTAAGTCCTTCAAAATCGCTGGAAACATGTCTTGGTCGAATCCAGAAACGTACTGAACTTCAATCATCGCCGGATGGTAGTTTCCACGAGCGAACCCTGTAATGTACTGGAACACTCCGGCAGCGTTAGTGTCCGCCGTTTGCTGGACAATCATGCCTCCATACGAAGGAGCGATTGTGATCCTGTTGCGACGTAAGGCTACCCACGATGCGGGGATTGTATAACTCTGGAACGGAGTGTTTGTTTGCGTATGAGCGAACTTGAAACGAACGTTCAAAACTTTTGTAGCTGGCCAGCGGCCAAGTTTTATTCCTGTGAAGTTTGATGTAAACATTCCGTCCACAAAGTCAGCGGATTGCCAATGTTCTACCTGACACACATCGCAACCTAAATCCATTTGTACTTCTGATATTGCACTTGTAAGATATCTTTCAACATCTTTAACTGTAATAGGCTCTCCAGTAAGAGGATATCTTTTTGGCAAACCCTTAAGCCCGTACTCGATTAAGTCCTGCGGAGTAGGAAACGTATCGTAAATCTTTACAGACCCTTCAAAGGCATCTGGCGCAGAAAAAATCGGGTAAGTATGGTACGGCTGACCGTAATTCTGTGAAGGATCGAGTGCGGTCATGTGTTTTTCCTTTTTGCATACTGATTGCCAAGCTTCACAGCACTGGCTTTATTTTTCGATTCTTGTGTCCATTTTCTTTTCCGATTCGCTTCAGCTATTTTCCGCTTATGATCCTCGGATATACGTCTTTTTTTTCGACTTTCTAACAGCTTAACTCTTTGTTCTGGAGTCCACACCGATCCTTTTCTGGATTTTGATATTTTCTCTTTCATCTCTCCAGTCCAGACTCTTTTTTTATTGTACTCAATTAAATCAGGACGAGGACTCCCTTGACGCTTCTTCCCTTTTTGAGATTGAGATATCTTACGTCTCGTCTCTTCAGTCATTCCCTTTCTTCCAAAAAAAGAATGTTTCTTACCTAAACAAGAATTACGGTGTCTCTCCTTGAACTCAGGATCGCTCTCATATTTTTTTTTGATCGATTCGGACTTCCTTCTTCTCGCCTCTTCAGTTAAAAAAGTAGGTTTTTCCCCGCATTCTATAAGGTTATATCCATAGGGATGATAGGAATTTAGTCGTATTGCAAATTCTTTTTCTTTTAAGGCTAAAACCTGTCTATCTGTAATACCACTTTCTAAAATTATTACGCTAAAAGAATCAACACCATGTTTTTCAATAGAGCGGATCAATATGGGATTGTGATGGTTCTTCCACCACTCTTTTCTGTATCTAGCCGAAAACGTTTTCTTTATTGTCATGCCAACATAATACTTGCCGTTTACAAGGTTTTTAATGGCATAGACTAACCCCATTTTAATTCCCCGCAGTGACAGGTTTACGGGTCACAAAATAATTTTGTACAAAAACGGTTGTCACCCCACTTTCAACCAAAGTAAATCGCACCGTACCTGAAATAATTGCCTGAGTATCGGCAGTGTTCAGATCGATATAAAACATACTTTTGTCTTCAGGAATCGCAATTGCGTTTTTCTGAATAGACTGAGACACGGGATTCATTGCGCTCAACGAACGAGCACGCTGAAATTCAGCTTTCATCGTTGCGCCAGAGGCAGGAATATAACGACGCTCGCCCATAGCATCTACAATTTGCAATTGAAAATAAAGACGAGTTGAGTTTCCCGGAGTCGTCTCCCATAGCGATTCCTTAAAGAAATTAGGAGAATCAACCATGTCTATTGCTTTAGCTTGAAAAGCCATAATAACCTCACTTAATCGGCTTGTTTTTCAACGCCGCTTGTACAGACAACTCAATTTCGCTCATTCGTTCTGGAGCAATTTTATTCTTCCACTCTTCACGAAGTCCAACTACGTGCCTCTTCATTGAACTCGGATCGGCATACGGAGAAACAAAAATATTTTTGTAATAATCTCGATACTGATTTTCCAACATAGCAGGGTCATGCTGGACGACAGACGACTTCTCCATGGACGGAGAAGACAACAACTGCCTGAGTTTCTTAAGACGATTAACCATAAAAATCTCCAACAACAAAGCTACATTAATGTTAGCAACAAAAAAGGCGTTCCTGCGAAAAGGAACGCCCTTATCTCTGCATTGTCACCGTTCTCTTGAATTTACTTCTTGAGAGCTTCTACGATCTTGGGAAGGTATCCGACTTGAATTGTCACCAACTCAATGGACGAGCTGAGATCGGCAGCTTTCAATTCCGTAGGAACGAGAGCGATGTCTTTGTAACCAGCCTTCACTTTTTCCATAAACTCTGCGTCAGTCGAGAACTTTTGAAAAATTGCCGACACGTCGTCAGTAAGTTGAAATCCGTCCTTAAGCTTCTCGCACAAAAGGATCGAGAGTTCGTTAATGGCAATCACTGCCTCTTTGGTTTCCTTCATTGTCATAAAAATCTCCTTCTTGATTAATATTGTTCCAGTTCGTTTTCATTGTATCACAAATAAAAAACCCGAAGCTCTTATCGGGGGAGGGAGAGCTTCGGGCGAAAAAAGCAAGAACGGAAAGGCTCGTTGCTCTTACTTTTTATGAGGAATTTCGATTCCCTTGATCTTGGCAGCGTGGTACACCGCTTCAATGTCATTTTCGGTCTTCGCCGAGTTAGCACGCCAAATAAGGTCAGTGTCAACCGACTTGTTACCGGACTTCTTCAGTGATTCGAGGTGAGTCAAAACTTCGGACTTCGAAAGCACTTCTTGCTTAGGCTCAACTTTGGTCTGAACCGAGGCTGGCTTGTTCATCGCAACTGGGCGAGTCGCAGGCTTTGCCAAGGATTTCTTGAGTTCAGCAACTTCTGACACCAAGCTCTGAAGAGACTTTTTCATGGCGATATTTTCAGATTTCATCGCTTCCATATCAGGACTAGGGGCAGCTTCGGGAGCAGGAGCGGCAGCTTCGGGAGCAGGAGCTTGAGCGGCCTTACGCTTGTCCATCTCGCCTGCGAGGGCTTGAAGAAGAGCGGTCAGCTCGTCATCAGACATCGAAGTCAATTCAGCTTCAAACGCACCAGCTTCTTGGCCTTCTCCGCCTTCAGCACCGGCTTCGGGAGCAGGAGCAGCT